CCACGGTATTTCCAGTGCGAGAGACATTAATGGTGCCAATATTCCCATCATTGTCGATTGTTCCGTATTCGCTGACATTTACATTTGTACCGTCAACGAGAATTGTTAGTTCGGTTGCATAGAACTTGTTATCCCCTGCAGAGGTCTTTGATATTGAAACAATATACTTGACCATTCGCCAAACTGTAGCGTCAAAGTTATCAACAACAGTTACGTTTTCAATACCAGTGATTGTGTTTTCATTGTTACCTGCTGAACCCAAGTCTGTTGCTTGAGCAGAAGCGGTATCGATTAAATCTTCATAGTTTTCTTGAGTAGGTCTATCTCCAGTTTGAAATAGACTCTTAACTGCTGGAATTGATACTTTAGCCATGTCGCAATTATATCACCCATTTAATTAATTAATTAAAGAATATAATTGCTATAACCAATAACCTGAAGTGGAATTGCTGGAGTATTTCCTAAACCAATAGCCTGAATCTGAATTGCAGTAAACTTAACTCTAAAAGGCAAAACCTCTGTTATTACGCTATTTATTCTTAAGTCTTCTATTTGAACTAGTGGGTAATCTATTGGAAAGATTCGCTCTGTTTTGTTTTGTAGGTCGTCAAGGATTATTGCTGTTGCCATTAATCTGTTACATCTTCAAGAATCTTCATGCTACCCTGGCAAACTGTCCAGACTCTTGTTGGGTCGCTAACCTGAATATCAAAGATGTCTCCTGTCTGTAAGACATTAGATTCTTCTGCTGTAAGCCAAACTGTAAACTCGCCAACAAGGTCATCTTCATCTGCTTCTGGATGCAATGCCATTATTGTAACTGCATCATCTGTAATAATTCCAGGAGTTGAGTTTGGTCTTTTAATCTTCATGGCAATGTTCCATTCTGATCCCTCGCCTTTTAGAATCAAAGGCTCTTTGGCATCATCAGTTACGTAAACTTTAAACCCAGAGGTATCTCCACGAACTACAGTCCAAATTACTGTAGGTGGTTTATTCCCTATATCGTATAATGATTGAGATCCTCTTAAAGTTGCCATTTGTTTATTATATCACGACAAACCGTCTCTGAGTGCTCCCCAGGTACCGTTTCCTTTTGCCTCTACAATTACTATGCCATTAACATTATCTGCAACAGCACAAATTCCAACTGCTGCTGATCCTCCTGATGGTCTAACATTTGTTAGTCCTCCAGATGTTCCTACATAAAGTGTTTGTCCTGCAGCAAAACCTGAAGTGTTTAACCCTTCCATAACCCCAGCAACTACAACTATTCCGTCTGAGTTGTTTGCTGTATTATTTTTCAATAATCCCAATATTGGGGCAGTTGTTGATGGAAGGGCTTTTGCAATTGTAACCTTGCCATTTATTTTTCCGTTTGTTGCGTAAACTGGGACTCCTGCATTAATTGTTGCTCCGCTATTATTATTTATATCAATTTGAAAATATGATACTCCATATGCTGGAAGAATTGCGTCAAGTGATTCTGCTAATTTCTTAAAATCTCCATGTACATTTACTGGAGATGTTTCGAGGGGATATTTGACTCCCGTTGTGGAATTAGCGTATGTGGTCATAATAAAATAATTATACACCCAGATTTGACTTTTGGCTCAAAATTATGTTATACTTGGTAGTAACACCTACCAGGGTGTTATTGTTTTCTAAGGAGGAAACTATGATTAAATTTATCGAAAGAAACAAAGAGATCATTAGCACACTCAGTATCGTAGCACTTGTCAGTGTATTTTCTAATGCTGCTAATGCTACCCCAGAACTAAATACGAAGAATAATCTTAGCCTTGAACAGGCTCAGCCAGCGGAAACGACCTCGAAAGAGGTTTTTTTGGTTTCTAAGGAAAAAATGTTGGAGAGTTTTGCAAACAAGACATCTCTTACTGATTTAGAGTTAAAGAAAATGCTATCCCTTGTTGGTTTCAAAGGACAAAACCTTGTTGAGGCTTGGTCTGTAGCAAAGAAAGAATCCAATGGTCGCCCATTGGCTTTTAACGGAAACGAAAGCACTGGAGACTCCTCATACGGACTATTCCAGATTAATATGATCGACTCGCTTGGTCCTGATCGTAGAGACAAGTTTGAGTTATCTGCAAATGCTGAACTTTTTAACCCAGTCCTTAATGCACAGATTGCATACCACATGAGTAAGGGTGGAGAAAACTGGATTGCCTGGAAAGGCATGACTCCAAGAACTAAGTCGTGGATGAGCAAGTTTCCTAAGTAATTAAAGACTACAGGAGGCCATCTTTTATAAGGTGGCCTTTTTAGTTTTTGTATATAGGTTTGATATAGTCTTTAGACTCAAAATCAAGCCCCATTTCAATTTGCAAGTCTCTATATTCTTTCATATGATCTTGCAGTCCGTATATACCTAAATCTTCTCCATGAAAAATTTTATTTAATCTAATTCTTGCAGTTTTGTCTCTTAGGGCCCACTCAGGATTGTCTCTCCAATGAAAGCCTCCTCTTTTGCCATTGTCTCTATCGTAGTTTGTATATATTGCATTTATTGCTGGAGCAACTAAATTAACTCCACGAACACATAAACGAATTCCAAGACTTATTTCTTCTCCAAGAAAATATAAATATGGATCATAAGGTGCTTTCATAAATGCTTTTACTGAGCCAAAAGCAAAATTTGCAGCGAAGCCATAAACCTTATCTCCATACTCAAGGTCTTCTATGTCTTTCCATCTTAAAAGATAAACATACTCAGTTTCATCCCAAACAGCATCTACTCTGTACAATGATTCATTTTCTATATTAATAAGATCTTTTGAGTTTCCGTTCTCGTCCCACTCTTTTGTAAATCCATGAGGATACTTTGTAAATATGTATTCCTCACCCCACTTTACTGAACACTTAATGTATTCTGAAATTAACATTTCATCCCAGTCTTGTTTTGCTCTTGAGTGAGAGTCTGTATGAAGAAAGTACTTATACTTTTCTGATAAAAGAGAGTTTGCAAGATGTCTTCCAGAACAGGCTCCATCTGCTAATCTATAGTCAATTTGCTGATAAGAAATTTGCTCAGAAGGAATAAAAGAAAAGTCAAAGTCTATTTCTTCTCCTTCGTGTGAGACTAAAGAGAAAAATAGTCTGTCTTTATGCTTTGCTTTTTCATAAAAACTTCTAACTGTATTAATTAAATCTGGATCTCTATATCCAGCAAGACTTACAAAAATTTTATCCATATTATATTCTACCATTCTATTTCATCCATGAAACTACTGCATATCTTGTTCCTTCAAGCACGGGACTAACAGAGTGATTATAAACATACGTAGAAGGAAATATAATCATCTGGTTTGCCTTTGGCTTAAATGTGATATTAAATCTGGGGAAACTAATCTCTCCCCCAGAATAGTTATCGTTTATGTAATATACCGTCGAAATTCTTCTATGATAGTCTGGATGGTCGTCAATGTGATTAGTAAATTTTTGACCTACTCCATACTTTAAAATTCCATAAGAATCGTGCCATGTAGTATAAATACCAAAGGATGCTTGATAATCTTTTTCAATTTTATCAAAATTTTCAAAAAACATATTGTTTAGTGTTGAATTAAAAGCAGAAGGGAAATTGGTAAAATCATCTAATATTTTTCCAGAATAAGGAATTCCTAATGTGCTCGTATCTCTTGTATTAGTATTTACTTTTGAGTTATCGCCTTCTTTTACTGATGCTGGTATCCATTCTTTTCCTGATGAAACAACTCCTTCTTCAATATCAGATGCCAGATTTTCACTATTTGGAATTACGTTACTATAAACAACTATTCCTGGGGCTATTTCTTCTTTTAACATTTTACCATTTTCCTAATGGACATGTTGCTAACTTTAACTTAGTTTTTGCAGCCATAAAACATCCACACTGTTTGCATTGTTTTGTTAGTTTAATAAGTTCTGGACAAGCCTGACAAATACTATATCTTTCTTTTGACAAAGACTCATCTGCCCATTCAGTACTAGGGTTTAAAAGATCCCACGGTCTTGTTTCTCCAAGACTTTCTTTATATTTTTCCCAAGCAGATTTTTCTGACATTTTTTTCTTCTTTCTATTACCAATTACTTAAAGTATATCATATTGAATTACTAAATAATATTATGTACAATTTGGTGCTGTTGAAGATGATCCACCAGTAAACGATGATCCCATTGCGTTACATTGAGCAGTAAGGTCTGCAGCAGATGGTCCGCTAACTAAAGTTCCATCACCACAGCATCCGTAAACAGTTGTTGGTTCTGCTTCTGTAGGTGTAGGAGTTGGTGTTGGTTCAGGAGTTGCTGGGAAGAATGGTGGGAAGAACGGGAAGAACGGGAAGAATGGGAAGAATGGTGGGAAGAATGGGAAGAACGGGAAGTAAGGGAAGAACGGTGGGAAGAATGGGAAGAATGGGAAGAATGGCGGAGCAGTGCTTGTCGGTGTTGGAGTAGGCGTTGGTGTTGGTGTTGGTGTTGGTGTTGGTGTACAGGTCGGAAGTGCTGGTGCAGATCCTTGCTGGTATGTAACATTTGTTGCGTCATATTGATTTTCTACAAATGATTGAATGTCTCCAAGTGTTGGGTATTCAGATCCTCCAATAGAAATTGCTTCTCCTCCAGCACAGAATGTTGCAAAGAATCCGCTTGCTGGAGTTGGTGTTGGTGTTGGTGTTGGTGTAGGTGTTGGAGTAGGTGTAGGTGTCACACAATTAACAAAAGTTGAAGACGTTTGATTTACATATGCTGGATCAGAATAGCACACTGTAAAGTTTCCTTCATAGGAAACGCATGTTGCTTGAGGAACAATTTTTACTTCATTTCTACAATATGGTCCACCGTCTGTAGGTGTAGGTGTTGGCGTTGGCGTTGGAGTAGGTGTTGGAGTTGGAGTTGGAGTAGGTGTTGGAGTTGGAGTAGGTGTTGGTGTTGGTGTTGGTGTTGGAGTAGGTGTAGGTGTTGGAGTTGGTGTTGGGGCTGTACAGTTAGTTGGTAATGCAGGCATTGAAACTATTGAACAAGAGAAGTCTGTTCCACCTCCTGCTGGGAATCCAGCAACTACAGCAGCGTATGAAGCACAAGCAGTGTTTATGTTTGTTGATACACTGTTGTTTTCGTCAACAAAGAATGTGTCTGAGGTTGGTACTCCTTGATAACAATAAGTTATATACACATTTCCTGTTGTAGGACTTGGCGTTGGTGTAGGTGTAGGAGTAGGCGTTGGAGTTGGAGTTGGAGTTGGCGTAGGTGTTGGTGTTGGAGTAGGAGTAGGAGTAGGAGTAGGTGTTGGAGTTGGTGTTGGTGTTGGAGGGAAAGATGGTGGAGTTGGATCAAAGAATGGGAATGATGGTGGTGTAGGGTCTGTTGGAGTAGGTGTAGGTGTAGGTGTAGGTGTAGGTGTAGGTGTAGGTGTTGGAGTTACTGTATTAAGTAAGTTTCCAAAAAAAAACCATGTATTGGTGTCTATTTTAACTAGAGTACCTTTTGAATATTGTCCGTCTAAAGATTTTATACTAGACTTACTGTTAATTGAAACAGCACCACTACCTTCAGACACTGTTACTGAACCAGTTCCTGTTTGAATTATATCAATAGAATATCCTACTGGAATTTCTACTGAAGCATTTTCTGGAAGTGTTACAGTAATTGGATTAGAAGAATACAAAATAGCAGTCTTGCCAACATCTTCTGGGGACAATGAAAAATTTGATGTTTTTGTTATGACCGTTCCAGTGTTTGCAATTTTTGGTTCAAGATCAAATCTTGTATCAACAGAATTCCAGTCAATTCCGATACCAGCAAGTTCTGGATATCCTCCAGTAGCCCCTTCTATTGCATTTTCAACATATGCAGTTGTTGCTAAAAGTGATGTATCGTTTATCCCGTGAACATTTTGTGTCAATGCAGCGTGTGTAGAATCTGCATTTGCTAAACTTTTAAGGTGTCCTGCTACAGACTTTGTATTTATACCGTTTGGTGTTCCAAGATTATTATCTGTTGGGATTACTGTTGATCCATAGTGATAAAGTCTAAGGGCTTCCTGAATATCTGCTGCATCTTCATAGCCAGGTATCTTGGTTGGGTATAACCCAGAGCCATTTTCCGTATCATCAATAAATTCAGCAGCCATCACATATCACCATCTTAGATTATACCACCGTAATTAGGAAATGAACATATGCTGTTTCGTTTAGTCCAGTCCACTCCCCTCCAGAAAACTCAACGGCACGGATATTAATTGGAAGTATTACATCCCCAGTACCAGCCTGAATTGTTATTGGATTTATAGATATTGAGTGTGCTATAGGATTTTCGGGGTGAGAGAAGGTGCATTGAATATTAAAATTTTGCTCTGTTAAACCACTAACAAGACTCATAGGAACAATGTTAGAAACCTTAAAATCTACAGGATCAGTAGCCTCTCCATTTGTAAAGGAAACCTGTCTAATTACACTAAACTTGTCTGTCATCAACTTAGAAGTTTGAACCCAAGTATTAACTCCACCCTGGTTTACATATTGATACATAACAAGATAGTCTTCATCTGTTGCTTGTACGTTTATATATAGATCAAGTAGTTGTAATGTAACAGAATGTGATATTGTATTTGGATCTCCATATCCTACAAGAAAAAGATTTCCCCTATCTCCTTGTGGACCAAAATCTACATTTACTTGAACATCGGTTGTGCCACCAATTACCTTAACATCATCAGGTGATACGAATATGTTTGTCATACTGCCGTCCACTTAGGATAAAGTTTTACGTCTGCACTAATATTTAGAATTGTAGATCCTACTGCGTAATTAACTCCAAGTCCATCTGCTGCTGTGTTCCAGCCAGAAAATGTAAAACCTTCTCTTACAAGAGTTCCATTATTTGCAACAACTGGATCTTGGTTTGTAACGTACTTATTTTGATCGGTTGGAACTGCTCCTCCAGTTGCATTAGTATTATGATATATAACACGATATGTAGGAATTGCTCTACTTGGATTTCCAATATCTTGAGTTATGTCATCTGTCACTGAAATTGATCCAGTTAAAAGTGTAATAACTTTATCATATGTTCCTGATCCTTGAGAATAAATTTGAACATCATAAACATATGTAGTGGACGAGTTCATTAGCGCTCCATTGTCAGGGGTAATAGCACAGGTAATATAAGTTCCGCTGCCATCAATTGAGGCATGGCCAAAAATCCTTGTTACTGGGTCTTCTCCACGCTCTGTGGCAATTGTGAATGTGGCATTGCTGTAATCGTTTAATTGAAAAATAGATCCATCAGTCTTTTGAGGGTAGATTTTAAACTCATAGGTGTCACCCTTGTAATAGTTTATATTAAGTTCTCCTGGAAATGCCATGATTTTATTATACCACGCTGACGTATATAGAATTAAGAATTACTGATGCATCAAAGTCTGTTCTAATTTGAGGAACTGCTCCATTTCCCCACATGGTTTTGTCCTCAATGAATATATTCTGGGTAACTGAAAGGTTATACACATTTTGATACTTCAGCGAACCTACAAACTGGACAAATTCCTGATCCTTACTTGCAAAGTATGTCCTTAGCCAAACCTCAGTGTTAGCCGTATATGTAGTTAGTTCAAAGTTGTATGTTACAAATATTTGGGAGCCCTCATTGATACCGTGGAAGTTTAGGGCTCTTTGATGGCTATTCCAAAGGCTGGTACAACCTTTAGGAAGGTATGTCTCATTTTGGTTTTTATCTTTTGTATCCAATAGAAGTGTTACCCAGCCATCGTCTCCTTGAGAGATTCCAAGTTTAATTGGTTTGGTGATTGTGTTTGTGTAAGATGCCCATCCTGCTTGCTGTCCTGAAGAAGATAAAGAACTTAGTCCGTCTTTACCTGCTGGACCCTGCTGACCTTTTGGACCTGGCTTTCCTTCTGGTCCTTCAGGTCCTTGCTTTCCATCTTTACCGTCTCTACCTGCAGGTCCCTGTGGTCCTACTGGGCCAGGTACTGGAAGAAATGAAAGAGCGTTGTCTATAGATGGAGATGCCTGACTTTGTTCTACTTGTGCAGCATATGAAGACTTTTTTGCACTTGGAAAGTCCATAGATTTAGAAACAGCCATATGTGAATTATCTCACGATATTATGGATTTGGAGTTGAAAAATATGATCCAAATATATGGAAATCACAAGATGTGTTTAGGCCTACTGGTACAGAACTTGTAAATGCAACCTCTTTACCATTTGATGCTGTTGTGTAAAGTTTTAATTCATTACTTCCAGCAACTGCATGCCCTGATATTGAATACATGTCTCCAGATGAATGCTTTAATTGTCCATTACGAACATACACATCATACTCAGAGGTAAATGGAATTGAAACGTAGTATTGTCCAGAACCAAAGTTAGTAATATTGCTCATATTAACATTAACTCTAAAGTGAACAAGGTTTCCAGTTTTTGTATAACTACCTGCAAATAATGGAGCACCATCAAATGTTGGTTGTGTTCCAAGTGCTCCACCACTAACTGTGTATGAGACTTCTGCAAAAGTTGATTCTAAATCTGCTGGTTCTCCCTGTTCACCCTTTTCTGCAATAGGTGTCCATGATTCATTAATAGCACCTACTGTTGGAGGGTATCCAGGATTAAGTGGATTACCAGTTCTTACATATGTACCACCATTATAATAAACTGCAATTCCTAAATTATAAGCAGCACCATTATCGTATGCACCTACCAGAGTAAATGGAGTTGCTCCATCTGCACCGTTCTGACCTTTAGGTAAAAATAGATCCCATTGTCCAGGGTTAGCAACAGGACTTAGTAGTCCACCACTTGCTTTTGCAATGTATAAGTTCTCATCGGCACCTTTTACAACTGCAATATTTGCAATGTATCCATTACCTGAAACATAATCTCCTAAGTAAACAAGGCCAGGACTTCCGTCTGCTCCTGCTGGACCTTGGGGACCAGTTTCTCCTTCAAGTCCATTAAGACCTGGCTCTCCTGCTTCACCCTGTGGACCTTGTGGTCCTGTCAAACCTGTATCGCCTTGATATCCTCTAGGACCTTGTGGTCCTGCAGGTCCCGCTACTGCCACACCAGGCATTGGAACAATCTTGATAACTGCCATTATAAACTACCCCCTGTTACATCACCAAAAACAGATATTGTTCCTATTACTGGTGTCCAAATTGTATTATCTATTGTTACTTGTAAATCAAAAGTTAGTTCTGTCACAACTGATTTAAAACCAGTACCCCATAACCCAGTAATTGATGCTGGGGCCATAATGTCAACATATCCTTCTCCTGCCGTAACTTCCAGGGCATCAAGAACATCAGACTGAGGATCATAAGTAGTAGCCTCAAATGTCCAATCAGAGGTATCAAAATATGTTACTTCGTCATCTTCTAAAAATTCAACACGAAGCGGAGAGGTATCTCCTCTAACGATTTGCCATTTAATTCTGGCTGGATCTGCTCCAAATATTTCAGGTGAACAAAGATTCATAGTATCTAGATTATACCATAAAAAAAGACTAGTACTCAGGCTGGTGGGTATGAGAGACAAACCAGAGTACTAGTCAGATTAAAGTATATCATATCAGTACAATTCGGACAGTGATATTTAAAGTTATAAAATTGTTATAATAGGTAATGTCCGTTTTGTCATAATAAGTCTTAATAGTCAGGATGTCGGATAGTGTATACTTAAAATATATAAGAAAGAAGAACTATCTTTAAGTTTTGTATTTACAAGATATCTTATATATAGTATATAGGAGAATTAATTCTTATCGACTTTGGCAATATGCTCAATTAAAATTCTATACATTTCGTCGAGTTTCTTTTCTTGTCTATCTCTTGATCTTTCAGAATCTATTCTTTGTTCGTCTAATGCATTCTCTAATCTTGAAACCTGGTCTTTTAATGATGATCCAGAATTTGGCTTAAGTTCGCTTAAATAATGTTTTACCATCCACTTGATAGATAGACCGATTGATGATACAATTGTAAGTATTGCGACGATTAACGAAGCCCAGTCTTGGATTGTCATAACTAGATTATTATAAGGGGTATTTTACAAAAATGAAAACAGCCATACTCGAAACACTTGAGTATTCTAAAAATTTAATTATATCCCCAGACATGGATGGTTTTATGACCGCAAAATTATTGGAGCGTTTTAACGGTTCGAAAATAGTGGGTTCGTATGACAAAAATATCTTGTGTCTCGCCGACGGGATCAATCCAGAAGAATGCTTGTTTGTCGACTGCGATATGAATCGACAAGAGTATGTATCTCTCGGAAATCATATGCGCTTACTTGATGACAATATGTCAGTCGAGTCGTTTAACCCAAATGTTCATTTCGGCGTGACGACATATACTGACAAGTTCCCATATGCAACCGCTTTTTTGATTTCGTTCGCAACAGAGGTTGATCTTTCCGAACAAGACCTTATACGCATGGCTTTCGCTGACTCAACTCTAAAGAACATGGAGAAGTACAGCGATAACATGCGAAATTGGTCTACACGGATGGATCATCCTGCAGTAAGGTACATAATAGACAATTCGGACATTGCAAGAGATAATGATAGAGATGCAAGGTTTGAATATATAGACCAAGCATTTGTATCTAAAAGATACGGCAAGGAAAGATACCTGGATACCCTAAACAATGCCCTAGCAGGCCAGCAGATGGCTTTTGAGCCACTAGTCCAGGGTATGAAGTACATGTGCGACAAAGTTGGTATCAATACCGTTATAAGGTATAATAGAGATATAGTGTCATATGCAGAAATATTCGGAGGCGAGTATTCTGTTACATATGATCAAGAGGTGGAATGGAAGTGAGTGATGATGTTAAGTTTACGGACTTATTTGATCCTAATCAACCAAGATCAAATCGTGAACTCATTGAGTCCCGCCTAGCAATATGCAATGAGTGTGAGTGGTTTAAAAAATCACTACAAAAATGTAGAAAGTGTGGTTGTTTTATGAAATTGAAAACCACATTACAAGAAGCAAAATGTCCAATAGAGAGATGGTAAAAGAAAATGAATAAAGACGAAGTAATCAAGATTATGCTCGATAGCATTAACTCAGATAATCTTGCAATGTGCTTGCAAAATGGAATGAGCGAAGAAGATGCTAATAAGCAGATCGAACAAAGCCAGCCAAGTTTGGTATTCCTGTTTGGTAATATCTACGATAAGTTAAAGGCTGCATCTGTAATTGCCTAAGTACCACTACAGACCTATACTTGAGAAGGTCAAAGAAACTTATCTGGAAAATGCAAAGACAGAGTACAGACCTGGCGTTGATATTGAGTCTGCAGTAAGCCTTGTTGTAGAAGCGGACTCCAAAGAAAAGGCTCAGCAAGTTTGTTATGGATTTATTGATGTCAGAATGTGGGAGTTAGTCGATGAAGATAAACAGGATCTCTCCTGATATTTATGAGATTGAAGATTTCATAACATTAGAGCAGCAAAAAAAGGTTTTAGAGTATTGCACAAATCTTGATGAAAAAGAATGGTGGCAATCTCATAATGAAGACTATAAAAGAGGTTTCTTTTATGGAAGACAAAAACTTGGACAACTGCCAGATGTTTTTTCCGAAATAGATAAGAACATTTCAAACCTATTTTCAGGAATGTTGATAAAGCATCCTGTCACGCTTCAAAGACACAAAGACAATAGACCAATGGCTGTTCATAAGGATTATCACACATACGACCCACAGTCTTATGTTAGGTTTGGTGTAGTTGTATATTATAATGACGACTATGTTGGAGGGGAACTTTTTTACCCATCCCTGGAAATTTCTCACAAACCAAAAGCAAGGTCTTTGGTTCTGCATGGTGGAAACATTCGTCATGGGACTAAGCCTGTAACAGATGGACCTAATAGATATTTTTCTACAACGTTTATTAGAGGTTCGGTTGACAAACCAGTTATATTAAATAAATATTTGTTTGGCGATGTAGAACAATCAGATGGATCTGCTTATCCTTAATTACTCTGATTTGCAAGAACAGTTGGTGCAGCATGCTTCTTCAAATAGTTTTACAGTCAAAGAATCATATACGGCTGGACCTTTTGTCCATGCACCAGTTGATCTTCCCATATTGTCTGTTTCTGGCATTGGCTTAGATTCAAATTCAGGAGCCTTTGGCTCTTCCTGAAAATCTATATCCCATGCATTTTCAAAATTTTCTAGTATTCCCATTTTTGACCTTCTTTCGCATTTGTAGATTTAATTAATAGATACTCATTATAACATTCTTTAACAATGTCAAAATTTAGTTCTTGTATTAGATTATCCATTAATATTCTTTGTGCTGTCTTTTCTCTAGGCATATGTCCATCATGCTTAGACATAAGGGTTTCAACAATTGTTTCTCCATGTCGATTTACCCTGGTTTTTTCTGTATTTGCCATTTGATGTTTTACATATTCATAGACTTGTTCATTTGTCAAACCATGGTTTTCTTTTATTTTAAAATCAAAAAATAACGCTATGTCTTTTATAGTTCCAATTGGGTCTGTCATCATATCTTCAGATTTGCCTATGTATAGGTTAGATACATTTTTCTTTGCTTCTTTAATTGCCGTCAAATATTCTCTAGCACAACTTTCTATGTTGTTTTTTAATTCACTAAGATCATCAAAGCCTGTATCCCAATCGACTCTTGCTTTAACTACCGTCGATGGAATTGCTTCGTATGGGTTTCTGAAAAATGCTGCTTGCTTTTGAGATGTATCTGAATATTTTTCTATTTTAAGACATTTAGTTACTGGGCCACCTATAAACATTGAAAATAAGTATGTCAAAAATACATTACCAGATCTTGGTGGTGAGTTAAATAAGAATAGGTCGTTCACTAGGAAAGCCTAGTACTCTTCAGGTGGTACTGAACTATGAGCAACCTTGCATGTGCAACCAGCACAGCAGTTATCGCCTTCATAGCCATA